GAGAGTTGGTGTATGAACTCTCATCAGAGTCAATAGGGTCAATACCAGCAATATATCTCCAAAAAGGGATAGTACCATCTATACTCCTCCTTGGCATTTCAAAGATTTCCACACAACCGATCTTATCCAATTCATCCTTTATTGGAAAATTTCTAAGTGGTGGATGTAATTCAGTCTTATCCCAAAGTATCTCACCCTTCATATCACTTTTTAAATGTCCTATGTAATGAGTCCCAAGGAATGAAATGGCGTTAGGAAGAATCTCAGAAAGGTAGTCCTTAAGATCAGCTACTGGGAAAATACTTCCTTCCCTCCGCATAATTGCCTCTTGTGGAGTAATACACATTTCAGCCTTATGCTGTACTAAGGTATTAGGATCTGTAGAATTATATTTGATATGAACCCTTCTTTGAATGATCTCCACCAATGCTTTTATAACATCTGAGTTCCCATTAATATCATAGCAGTTTAACCTATTCATGTATGCAGGAAAAAAGAAGGCACAAGAAGAAGATCCATTGACATTTTTATCGTACAAATTAGGAACCTCCTTTATATTATACCCCCCCGCATTATAAAACATCTCCTCTGCCCCCCTGAAATCAGCTCCTTCAGTACCTCCTGTACCGCCCCCCACCATGGTTCCAAAAGCAAAGTCTCCTTCCTCTACTGACTCACGAGCTACCATCCAAGACTTCAATAAGTTAGGATGTTTTCCCCACTCATCCCAATATATAAAAGGACCTCTTTTGCCCCTTGCTTTATCAGGATCTCCCTGGGTAGTAACTCCTATCACGCTGTTTCTTGTGCCTTGTGTAAGACCATTCTGGTCTGTATATCCCATCTCCCAGGTCATAGAATTTAAAGAATCCTTAGATTTCAATCTGGGCCAGGGAGTATTAGCAGCACACCAATCTACATTATCTTCAAACTTATTAAGTATACCATCCTTGATAAGATACTCTTTCTCAGATGCTATTGCAAAAGCTTTTACGTCACCTTTATTCACACTGGTGTCTCCAACTACCAAGACCCTTGCCAAACCACTACCAGCCTTAAAACTAAACCCAGCTCCTCTTTTCTTCAACATACCAGAGTGCTGTCCTTCTTCTCTCGCTTGCTCGGTATAGTGGAAAAATAAATAATCTCCGTCATATACATCAGGAAAGTCACGTACTCTTTCTGCTCTCTTAGAATCTTTTTTAATCACACTTTTCAGAATAGGTGAATAATTAAGATAGAAATAGTATGGTCCAGGTATCCATTCGCCATCTTCCTCTCTCACTAGCCCATCACGACAACGGCGGGTCTCCTCCTTCCAAAACTTATAGTATGAGGAACTTGGCTGTACATTAGGGAATAAGTTAGTGTATTTTTTAAACTTCTGATAGTGCAAGGCAGGTTGCCTGAAATAATCCATGTCCTCAAGTACATGAGGGTTAACTATGTCAACTCTTACTCTTCCTTTGGAATCCCTATCTAAATCTTTAGCCCTCTTACGATGAGGGCTAATCATGTTCTGAATAAAAGAAATCGTTTCTATGAATTCAATAAGCTCAGAATAAACTTCTTTATCCAGCTGAGAGAAGTCTATATGACTCTGCAAGTTATTCCAATCCATCCTCAAAAGTGGCTTTTAATTTACTACCTATCTTATCTTTCTTGCTTTGGACCTCTTTCTTAACCATCTGTTCCAACTTGGATAAGTTCTCAAGAATTCCTGCCGATCTTTCAACCACTCTTGCAAGCTTGTCTATGTCATACATGGGTCTACCCTTGTCGTCAAGGGCCAGGAAATCCACCTCTCTAAAATACTCCCTCATCTTATCTATTACTATTTTTGAGTCACGTAATAATAATAAAGGTGTAATCTCTTCACTCCTTTTACGGTAGAATTCCCTGGCTTCTTTGACGAGAGAATCTTCCTTCCATCCAAGAGGAAGATCCAGCACACTAACCACTTCATTATGCCTGAGTTCCTCATTAACAATATCAGAAAAGTCTGATTTGAAGTCCTCCATGAAATATATATATCCCATTTCAGCTTGAGCTCTCTCCTTCAACTTAGACTTATCACGATCCCATAATCTCTTAAAAGGTACAAGAACATAAGCCTCCTCAGAGATTACAATCTGATTATTAATAAGATCAAACAGCCTCATTTTCCTCCTTCTTTTTCTGTAATCTTGCTTTATGCCAATCAGGACAGTGGAAAACCAAAAAATACGGTACTCTTAAACTTGGAAATATTTGTTTCTCCCTGTCACATCTGTATTTCATAATTATAGCCTGAAGATCAAAAGGTGCTTCGTAAACCCTTTCTACATCAGAGATTTTTAATCCCAACTCGTCCGCAATCTCTTTTATCACTACTTTTACTTCAGGATTCATAATCTTCTTCTGTCTCCTCTCTTAAAAATGATAAATACTCTTCCTCTTCTTGTATTTCCAAGAGACACTCTGCACAAAGAGATATCTTATCACCTACCGAGTTTATAATACTATAAAGTTTATGTCCTCTCTGTGGTCTCTCAAGAGACTCACAGCGTACACAATAAGTCGAAGACTTATCTAAAGTCTTATTTTCCATTACTGACTAAAATACTTTTACTATTCTTGAAAACTGACTTACGTTCCCTGCTTAAAGCTCCACAATCAGTACAACGAAAATTCCTGTATTTGCCTGTTGGAGTAAAATAATAATATCCTGCAAAAACCACATGATCACCCCCGCAATGAGGGCAGACTGGCGTATCAGCATCTGTATATAAATTATAATTAGGATGTCCTTTTATATAAGGTCTCAGAACCAAATAGACCTCTTCCAAAAGTTTAACATCCTGTTTATTATAAAACTCCATATAATTAAGTGCCTCCTGGTTCCCATCCAAGCAAGCCGACCAAAGAGTAAAATCAGTCTCTGACTTCCCCTCAAAACCAAACATACGGGCTAAGGCTTCCAACTTATTACTTGAAAAACCAAACTCCCTCTTTGCAACTTTCTTAGTATCAATTTGTTGATAGAAAGTAGTAGGTGGCAACCCATGTACGATGAAACGGGCTTTTATTTTTGGTATGTCAAATTGCTCTCCATTATGAGCAATGACTACATCCGCCTGGTTGAGAAGATGCCAAAAATTAGATACAATTCTATAATCATCTTCTCTCCTCGCCTCATCAGGAGTGAGAGCATTGGACATGACTCCTTCTTCCAAAAGCCATTTTGCCGCCCAACTGAGCATGAACCAATCTGAAATAATCTGGTCTAGATATACGTTTTGTTTCCAAAGACGCCAGACAAAAGCTCTTATAGGAGCCGTCTCAATATCCAAGATTAATATTCTCGGTACTGAATTAGGATCTTTCTTATGTTCTGGAACTTCTGTGAGTGTATGTTCTTTCTGTATAACTTTTTTAGCTTCTCTAACAGATTCAGGGGAAACATTTAAATAGGATGCTATTTTATTAGCTCCCATTCTAATTAGATAAGGTTTCTCCCTCATCTTTTCAATAACTCTAGTTACTTCTGTCATTTTTATAAATTTTTATGGATAGTGTGCTTATTCCTGAAACTTTTAATTGGTGATCAATGTAATAATCTGTATTCCTGTTACATAAACGAACTAAGGCATGATACTTGGAAAGGAGTTCCGATAAACTATCATTCTTCAGCTCTAATTCACAAATCAAACTAATCATCTTCTTCAAACACAAATAAAAGTTCTTTAGTCTTACCTAGTGTATATTTAGGTATAAGGGATTCACTTTCAATAATCTTAAGATTTTTAAGACTACTTATTATATTATATACTCCAGTACGTTTAATCCCCATCTTACTTGCTATATCACGTTTTACATCATAAGTAAAAATTAACTTATTCCTCTCCTTGAAGGGAATATTCCTATACTTATAATTTATTCTTAAGAGATGTGAATATAATTCAAGTTCCTGGGGACGCAACTTATCAAAAGGAGGTATATTATTTAATATAAGCATGAGCTTAAGAAAATAATTATCCTCTTGAGTTTTTATTTTTATCTTCATGCTCCCTGAATTTATTCTTGCTAAGTGTCCAAAACAGAGAAAGTTGATTATCAGTAAGTTCAGATACTAATTCTCCATCATTCAAAACTGACTCAACAACTTCTACAAAATACACAACATCATCTACATATACTTTCTTAACACATTTTCCCAACTCATTATAAACTATATCCCCGGCTCTTACTTGCTCTTCTGACTGGGGAATGAGGGGCTTGCTATTCTTCTTATAATACTTCATTTTACTGAATTTCTTGCAAAATTAAAACATATTTTTGACAATTCCAAATATTTCACTGAAAATCTTTGCTATATAAACAAAAAAGGATCTCTTATGAGATCCCTATTGCCTTACGTTCTTCTTTCTTTATTTCTATCTTAGGAACTGAAATAGTCAGGATTCCAGACTTATACTCAGCCGTTGCCTTCTCTATGTCATATCCTTTCCCATAGCCTCCCAATATAGAATAGAGTAGATCCTCCTTATCGTCACCTCCTCTGTAAATATTAAGGAATAAACTTTTATCCTCAACATATAGAGAGAAATCCGCCTTCTCATAACCTGGTACAACAATTTGTATTTTGTACCCATCCTTTGTAAATTCCCCAGTAGACCAAATAGGAATTTTATAATCCCAGTATGTGGGGAAAATTGAATGAAATAAACTCATCTTTCCTAACATAGTATATTTAATTTTTAGTTAATAAATCCAACAGAGCCTTTTCTCTTACTATTCTCATCAACAATCATGTGATCTATAAGCTTAAGATTATCACGGGTCTTAAATCCAAACAACCAAGCCTCTTCTCTAAAGTATTGATTAGCAATATTATTCTCTATATCAACCCAACAAAGACCTTGGGTAAGTCTTTGTTTATAGAATAACTTCGTTCTAGTGAACTCCATATTTATTAGATTTCTGTAATCATCAAATGCCTTCTCATTTATTCTCTGAATCTCTACTTTCTTTGCTTCTTTTGACATAAGTATGTCCCCTTTGTCTATAAGTTTTAATTGCTCCCTTCTCATAATACTCTTTCCAAAGTTCATTGCTTACTTTAGAAAGATGAAATAGTTTTCCTTCTCTCATATACTCCTTAAGTTCTTTCTTAAGAACTCCTGAGACGTAACGAAAATCTTCATGACTCATTAACCTTGGACGATATCCACTAAAAATATCCTCCAGATCCTGCATGGTTAACTCTACTCTTCTCTCATCAGCCAAGATAAATATCCTGACTTTTGTATCCTTATCTACCATATCTTCTATAAAGGCCATTAGTTTAATTTCTTAAGAACTGATTTATCCATTTTTTTCTTCGTTGCATCAAAATTATCCTTGTCCACAGCAATCTTGATATTCATCCGGGGGATAATAGCATAATGCTCCTTATTCCATTCAAAACTCTCAGAACTTCTAAAGTCTAAAACGATATCCCCTACTTTTAAATCAGTAACATCAGAAGATACCGCAATTATCTCAGCATATTCCACAAGATTCTTAGCTCCTGGAGTATTTTGGTCCGGTGCTACAATCTTGGTATTCTTTAGGTTAATCTTAATAAGTACAGAACCCTGATACATCCGTACTTGTGAAACATCTTTAACTCTTTCCATCATTCTTCGTTTTTAAATTTCTGTTTATCAAACCACAATAAAAATAACACGTTACACATTAAATGACTAAGATGATTCAGACCACTTTCCTCATCTATTCTATTACCCTTACGATACTCTGTAAGATGTCTCATAAGAGCTGCATAGTATCTATCTTCCCCATTTTCAACTTTCTGCCAGTTATTAGGACTATACTTATTTGCTCCAAAAGTAAGAATCTTTACTACCTCTTCTACTAATCCAAGATCTAAAAGATCCCATCTTAGTTTATCTCCATCATATTTACTGCCTTTTTCCTCCATCAAATAGTATACCTTTTAATTAACTATGACACTATGACATAATGAGTGCAAAGATAATACGTATTTTTGACATACACAAGAAAAATCACATTTATTTTATAAAAAAATAAAAAACCCCCACTTTTCAGTGAGGGCTTCTTACAAACCTAATCTATCAAATCTATGAACAAATATTAAGATTCAGTGTCTAATATCCTGTTAAATCCCCAAAGAGCTATTAAGATCAAGATATAAAAAATACCTAATAATGGATCTATACTAGTTAATATAACTCCTATAAGTGATCCTACTAATATTTCTCCTAAACTTCTTTTAATCTTATATAATCTCTTTTTCATATTAAACAAAAGCCCCTGCAAGATGGCTTGCAATAATCCTCTTAAATACTTTCACAGGCGGGGCTATGTTGTTGCTCTCGTGTCCGGCTTTACCTGCGCTACTAGGGACACTCCTGTTACTCAATTTCTAAGATTTGCACTTTTATTTATGCAGAGTGCTTACTCTAAATTTTTGCAAATATAAATAACTAATTTGACAATTCCAAATAATTTGCCAAATATTTTCTACTAAAAATTATTAGTTCGTCACCTCAACATTATAAACTCCTGTTGAACAAGTAATTTGATGATCATTCCATGTCCAATCATACCAAGGATAATAGTGCGTATAAACTACTGAATCACTCTTAATAGAATAATTCTCGTATTCTTCTCCCAACATACCCTTAAGGGCTTTTACCAGTTCCTTGATATTAGCATCCTCTAATACCAGAACCATTTTCTCTTTAGTGTCAATTTGAAATTTCATCTTTTATTATAAATTATTATTTTACCTTCACTCCACCAAACCTTTGATGCTTCTATATGATGAATACTTTCATCCTCCTCTCTCAAACTATCATTTAATGCCTTCAGCAAATTATCCAAATCGGGCTTTTGCTTATGAGGTTTTCCATCATAAAGCTTCCTCTTCTTCTCACTCCAGGACTTTGGCATGACCAACATGAACTCTACCTTATACTTATCTCCCAACTTAAAATTATGCAAGGTACAATAAGTGCTGATCTGATCCTTAAAAGCAAAATATCTATCTACAATCTTTCTATGGGACCACCTGTCTGATGCTGTCATCCTGGGTTTAGGTATTGGTGTAATCTTAATCTCTATCATCGTCCCACCTCATATATAACAATAAACCACCTATAACCGTAGCTACCACTACCAATATCAAAATTGTTTCCATACCTATATAATTTTAGTTTTAAATGCCACGTATATATCATTTTGTTTAGATTTCATAGGCCCCTTAGTTATAAATATCTTATAATCAGCATAATTAAATACTATACACTTACCCATATCAGGAACCTTCTGCTCAGGTAATATCGAAAAGTTCTGATCATTGGTTATCTGAGAAAATTCCTTATCTAAATTCTCATAACTCTCTGCATCAATTTCTACATATAAAACCTTATTATCTATAAGTTCTTGTGGTATCTTATTAATGCAATCATTAATCGTATGTAATATTCCCATAATTAATATTTTTCGCAAAGTTAAATACTATATTTGACAATACCAAATATTTTATCATCTATTTTTCGTTCCTATGTATAATTGTACTTTTGGGGATATCTGGAGAGAGTGCGGACCATATCCAAAGACACCCCCCGGCTCTTGTGAAGTTGGGTTATACCCCCGGTGTCTTTCGGTGGATATGTGCTATAGAATCACTGCCTAAATTCGTAGCTATGAAGACTTTCGTGCTATTGGATGGAGTTCTCGTGCTAATGGAGGACTATGTTGCTCAGTTAGCTGATAACTAGGTAACACTATCCAATACTGTATGGCCTTGGCAGGCGGGGGGTTAAACTGCCTTCTTATTACTCTAACTAACTACTAAATATTGTTGCTATGAATAACTGTATCGTTGCTTTAAGTATACTGAATAAGACTGACTGTCGTGAGGCTGAGGTCTTTGATGTTGAGTGTCTAGTGTATGGTGAGGATGGCCTGTCTACTAAGGCTGTTCTTAAGGTCTATGAACCTTACGTTGCTAAGGACACTGCTGAATCGTTTATGAATGCTAGTGTTGATAGTTGTGGAAGACTGGTAGACTATAA